TAAGCTGGACTTAACAGGACAAATTGTTAACCAGATGGTAAAGCAAGAAGGCGTAGATGAATGGGAGCTCGTTGAGTTTCCTGCGATCATTGAAGATAAAGACGGAGAACTAAAAAGTCTTTGGCCTGAGTTTTGGCCACTTGAAGAATTACAGGCAAAAAAAGCTGCACTAGATATTAGATATTGGAATGCTCAGTATTTACAAAATCCAGTGTCAGAAGAAGGCGCACTGATTAAAAGAGAGTGGTGGAAGATATGGGAGAAAGAAGATCCGCCGCATTGTGAGTTTACTATTATGTCGTTAGACGCGGCACAAGAGGCAAATACTAGAGCCGACTACAATGCGCTGACTACGTGGGGGGTATTTTTCAACGAAGAAACCAATAACTATAATATAATACTATTAAATTCAATTAAGAAACGACTAGAATTCCCTGAGCTTAAAGAACTAGTACTCGAAGAGTATAAAGACTGGGAACCTGACGCATTTATAGTAGAAAAGAAATCTAACGGTGCTGCACTCTATCAAGAAATGAGAAGAACAGGCGTGCCCCTAGGTGAATTCACACCGGGTAAAGGACAAGATAAAATTTCTAGGGTTAACGCAGTATCTGACTTATTTAGAAGTGGCGTGGTTTGGGCACCTGATAGACGATGGGCTCACGAGGTTATCGAAGAATGTAACGACTTCCCAGCAGGAGCTAATGACGACTTAGTAGACTCGACAACTATGGCGTTGATGCGGTTCAGACAAGGCGGGTTTATTAGATTGCCTAATGATGAGCCTGAAGAAATACAAGGGTTTAGAAGTTCTAGAAATAGGTTGTACTCAGTGTAATGTTTGTTTATAAGATTAAAAGGTTGTTTGGTGGAAGAAGACGCTACGTAAAGACAAGGGTGTCAGACAAGAACGAAAGAAGAAACCAACGAATTAAAAGATTAAGAAGAGTTTGGTTTTGGCATGAAACAAATTGGAACAGAAGACACGGAATTAATAAAGGATAAATTATGGCAATAAATATGGATAAAAGTGTAAGTCAAGCCCCTCAGGGATTAGAACAATTAGCACAAGATCAACAACCACTTTCTATTGACATAGAAAATCCAGATAGTGTGACACTTGATGATGGCAGTATGGAGATAACAATTACTCCGGGCAAAGAAACAACTGACTCTGAATTCAATGCTAACTTAGCCGAAGAATTAGATGAAGGAACCCTTACACAATTAGCGGGTGATTTATTAGGTGACTTTCAAACAGATATAGAATCAAGAAAAGACTGGCTCAACACTTATGTTGAAGGTCTAGAATTATTAGGTCTTAAAATAGAAGATCGAACCGAACCGTGGCCCGGTGCTTGCAATGTATACCATCCCTTAATGACTGAAGCCCTTGTGAAATTCCAAGCGGAAACTATGATGGAAACCTTCCCTGCAGCTGGCCCAGTAAAAACAGTAATCGTAGGCAAACAAACAAGAGAAAAAGAAGAAGCAGCTGAACGTGTTCGTGATGATATGAACTATCAGTTGACTGAGAAAATGCCTGAGTATAGACCTGAACATGAACGTATGTTATGGGGACTAGGACTTGCAGGTAATGCATTTAAGAAAGTTTACTATGATCCATCATTAGAACGTCAAGTATCTATGTATGTAACCGCAGAAGATATTGTAGTTCCATACGGCGCATCTAACTTAGAAACATGTGAGCGTATAACTCATGTGATGCGTAAGACTAAGAATGAATTAAAAAAACTTATGGTAGCTGGCTTCTACAAAGATGTAGATTTAGGTGAACCATCTCATACAGTTGACGAAGCTGAAAAAAAGATTGCTGAAAAGATGGGCTTCAACGCATCAGAAGATGATCGATATAAAATTCTTGAGATGCATGTTAATTTAGATTTAGAAAATGGTGATGATGAAGACGGTATCGCATTACCTTATGTTGTAACTATGGAACAAGGTACAAGCACAATCTTAGCAATTCGCCGTAATTGGAATCCTGACGATGATTTAAAATTAAAACGTCAACACTTTGTACACTACGGTTATATACCAGGCTTTGGTTTCTATTGCTTCGGTTTAATTCATTTGATAGGTGCCTTTGCAAAATCAGGTACGATGATTCTACGTCAACTTGTTGATGCGGGTACTTTATCAAATTTACCAGGCGGTTTAAAATCTCGCGGTCTTAGAATTAAAGGAGATGATACTCCAATTGCTCCGGGTGAATTTCGTGACGTTGATGTACCATCAGGTGCTATCCGTGACAACATCTTACCTCTTCCATATAAAGAGCCTTCACAAGTATTAAATCAATTGATGAATCAAATCATCGATGAAGGTCGTGCGTTTGCTAATGCAGACGGATTAAAAATTTCTGATATGTCAGCTAATGCTCCAGTGGGAACAACACTAGCTATTTTAGAAAGAACTCTCAAAGTAATGTCGGCTGTACAAGCTCGCATCTACTACGCAATGAAACAAGAGTTTAAACTTCTTAAAGTTATTATTCGTGATTACACCCCAGATGAATATAATTATGAACCAGAAGTAGGGGACCGACGTGCTAAACAATCTGATTATGATAACTGTGATGTTATTCCTGTATCAGATCCAAATGCTGCAACGATGTCTCAAAAAGTTGTACAGTATCAAGCGGTTATGCAGATGGCACAAGCTAACCCACAGATCTATGATCTACCAGAACTTAATAAACAGATGTTAGAAGTATTAGGTATTAAGAATATTAGCAAGCTTATTCCAAGTGCTACTGACTTTAAACCAAAAGATCCAGTGACTGAAAATATGGCAATTCTTAATGGTACACCTGTTAAAGCGTTTATCTATCAAGATCATCAAGCACATATTCAAGTACATCAAGCAGCTATGCAAGATCCAAAAATCTTACAATTAGTAGGACAAAATCCTCAAGCTCAATCAATTCAAGCCGCAGCTATGGCACATATTAATGAACATGTAGCGTTTGAATATAGAAAACAAATTGAAGAGCAACTTGGTGTACCACTACCTAATATGGATGATGTATTACCAGAAGATGTAGAAACAGAGTTATCTAAACTTATGGCTCAAGCTGCACAACAACTACTTCAAAAAGATCAAGCTGAAGCTCAGCAACAACAAGCTCAGCAACAACAGCAAGACCCTATCATTCAAATGCAACAACAAGAATTAGCTATTAAACAACAAGAGTCACAAGCTAAAGCTCAAAAAATGATGGCAGACACTCAACTAGATCAACAAAAACTTGAGTTAGAAAAAGCTAAACTTGAACTAGAAAAAGCTAAAATAGACTCACAAGAAAAAATTGCAGGAGCTAATTTAGGTGCTAAGGTTACAATGGATAAACAAAAATTAACAGCAGAAGAACAACGTACTCAAGCAAAAGAAATGGCAGACGGCGTAAAGATTGGACTAGATGCAACTAAAGCAGAATTAGATCGACAACATGCAATTGAGTTAGCACATATTAATAAAAAGGATCAATTAAAACCTAAGGAGTAACATATGGACCAAACGCTAGAACTATTATTGTCTCGAATAGAGGATCAGCGCAGAACAGTATTAATAAATTTAGGAGACGGAGCAGCAAAAGATTTTGCTTCGTATCAAAATATGACAGGATATATTCGAGGTCTGTCCGTCGCAGAAAGTATCATAAAAGACCTTGCAGAACGAATGGAGACATACGACGATGAGTGACATACTCACAATGAATAAGAATTTGTTAGACGCAAATGGTCGACCGATTATTATTCCAAAGATTGAAGATATAGATGCAGAAAATATACCGATTGAAGAACGAGGTTTACAATTACCTGAGCCTAAAGGGTACAAGATACTTTGTGCAATTCCTGACGCCGCAGAAACATATAAAGGCGGGATTGTAAAAGCAGATTCAACTAGAACTGTAGAAGAGCATTCAACTGTAGTTTTATTTGTAGTAAGAGTAGGTGACTTAGCTTATAAAGACGAGGCTAGATTTCCTACAGGTCCATGGTGTAAAGAGGGTGATTTTGTTTTGACACGTGCATACGCAGGTACAAGATTTAAAATCCACGGAAGAGAATTCCGCATTATTAACGACGATACAGTTGAGGGGGTTGTTCAAGATCCTCGCGGCTATACTCGCGCATAAGGAGAACTAAATGGCTGACAACAAAGAAACCGAGATAATCTTTGAATATCCGGATGATATGGAAATTTCAGGTAATAAATTGCCTGATGAAAAAGAAGTCGATTTAGAAGTTAAAGAAACTAAAAAAGCTGAACCTAAAAATGAAGTTAAGGTAGAAGCAAAAATAGATGACTTTGATTTAGAAATTGAAGATGATACACCACCACAAGATAGAAATCGTGAGCCTTTACCTAAAGATGTTGTAGAGGAATTAGAGAACGATAATCTTGACGACTATTCTGAAAGGGTTAAACAACGTTTAGCTCAGATGAAAAAAGTTTGGCATGACGAAAGACGTGCTAAAGAACAAGCTGATAGAGAGCGAGAAGAAGCAGTTCGATTTGCACAACAAATTTCTCATGAAAATAAAAAGCTTAAGAGTAGTTTAAGTAGTGGTGAAGAAGAATATGTTAAAGCAGTTTATAGTTCAATTGAACAGCAATTTAGCCTTGCTCAAAGAGACTATAGAGAAGCGTATGAATCTGGTGACACCGATAAGATTTTAAATGCTCAGACTAGAATGAATGATGCACAACTTCGGTTATCTCAGGTACAAAATTATCAGCCACAGTTTAAAAATACTTTACAAGAGCCTGAAAATAATGTATATATACCACAATCACAGAATCAGGTGCCAAAACCTGATAATCGGGCCTTAAAATGGCAAGAAAAGAACGATTGGTTTGGTTCTGATGAAGAAATGACAAGCCTTGCATTAGGCTTACATGAAAAATTAGTTAGGAGTGGTATAAACCCCACATCTGACGAATATTATCGTCGTATCGATGGTACGATGCAGAAACGATTCCCAGAATACTTTGGGGATGCAACGCTGGACGAGGTTCAACCCGCCCAACGCACAAAACCTTCGACTGTAGTTGCCCCGGCAACGCGTAGTACCGCGCCTAAAAAAGTACGATTGACGAAGACACAAGTAGCGTTAGCCAAGAAATTTGGTCTAACACCGGAGCAATATGCAAGAGAAACTTTAAAATTGGAGAGAACAAATGGATAAAAGAATAGATCGTGAAGTAGATACAAGAGATGATTTTACTCGTGGAGAAAGTTGGAAACCCGCCTCACTCCTACCTGAATTTAAAAAGGTACCAGGCTGGGCATATCGATGGATCAGAACAAGTGTCATGAACGAAGCAGACAATCTAAATGTATCCTCTAAAATGCGTGAAGGTTGGGAACCCGTTAAATTAGCGGACCATCCTGAAATGAAACTAATGGTAGACCAAGCATCTCGCTTTAAAGACGGGATTGAAATTGGCGGACTATTATTATGCAAGATCCCAGAAGAGTTTGTTGCACAACGTAAGGCTCATTATGCTAATACAGCAAAACAACAAGCCGATGCAGTTGACAACAGCTTTATGAAACAAAGTGACGCTCGTATGCCTCTATTTTCAGAGTCAAAATCTACGACATCCTTTGGTAAAGGTAAATAATATAAATATAAGGAGATTACTATGTCATATCCAACAGTAACCGCTCCATACGGACTAAGACCAATTAACCGTTTCGACGGCATGCCATATGCAGGTGCTACTAATCAGTACCCTGTAACATCTGGTCAAGCTGTTTTTAACGGTCAAGTAGTTGCATTCGTAAATGGCGGTACAGTATCACCAGTAGCATCTCACACAGCTAGTACTTATGCTGTAGGTGTTGTAATGGGTGTTCAATACACAAACTCAACAGGTCAAACAGTGCAAGCTCAATATGCACCTTCATCAGGCGTATCAGATGTTATCGCTTATGTTGTAAATGATCCTGCTGCAGAGTTTAAAGTAGCAGTTACAGGTAATAATCAAACGATTACTCCAGTAGCAGGCACTGTTTTAAACACAAACGTTTTATTAGTAGTAGGTACAGGCGACACAGCAACAGGTAATATCAATTCATCTATTGATGGCTCTTCTGCTAATAGCACTGCTACATCACTATTCAGAGTTACTGCTCTTATTCCAGAAACTATCGATCCAACAACTGGTTATTACACAGAAGTTGTCGTTAAGTTTAACGGAACATGGCATCAACAATTATCAACAACCGGTACTACAACTTAAGGAGAATAAAACATGGCTATTTCACGCGCACAGCTCCTTAAGGAGCTCTTACCAGGACTAAATGCACTATTTGGTCTAGAATACAAACGTTACGGTGAAGAATCTAAAGAAATTTACGAAACTGAAACATCAGAACGTTCATTCGAAGAAGAAACAAAACTTTCAGGTTTCTCAGCAGCACCAGTCAAAAACGAAGGTACTGCAATCGCTTATGACAATGCTCAAGAAGCTTGGACAGCTCGATACAATCATCAAACTATTGCTCTTGGCTTCAGCTTAACTGAAGAAGCTGTAGAAGATAACTTGTATGATACATTATCAGCACGTTACACAAAGGCTTTAGCTCGCGCTATGGCTTACACAAAACAAGTTAAGGCTGCTGCAGTTCTTAATAATGGTTTCAATACTTCCGGTGCTTATGACGGTGGTGATGGTGTATCATTATTTAACACGGCTCATCCTCTTGTTTCAGGCGGTACAAACAGCAACACTCAATCAACTCCAACAGACTTGAACGAAACAGCACTAGAAAACGCTGTTATTCAAATCGCTGCATGGACTGATGAACGTGGTCTTTTGATCGCTGCTCAACCACGTAAGTTAGTAGTTCCACCAGGTAATCAATTCGTTGCAACTCGTTTGCTCGAAACTGAACTTCGTGTTTCTACAGCTGACAATGACATCAATGCTATTAAGAATAATGGTTCAATTCCAGAAGGTTACACAATTAACCACTTCTTAACAGATCCTGATGCTTACTTCTTAACAACTGATGTACCTAACGGCATGAAACACTTTGTGCGTACTCCGTTATCTACTTCAATGGATGGCGATTTCGACACAGGCAATGTTAGATACAAAGCTCGTGAACGTTATTCATTCGGTTGGTCAGATCCTCTCGGTATGTGGGGTTCACCAGGTTCTGCTTAATAGCGACTTGGTTCACAATGTACTAGGACTAACCCTGCTTCGGTGGGGTTTTTCTTTATATACTACTCATGGTTTTCTTTACAACGGTTTGTATCGCAAAAAGGCGATAATATGCTTAGCTACAACGTAGCTTGTTAAAAATACAACACAAAAGGAGAACTACCATGTCAAAATGGACTAAACCAGCAGCTACAGAAATGAGATTTGGCTTTGAAGTAACTATGTACGTTATGAATAAATAAGTACTAAAATGCTGTAAAACTAAGGGGCTTCGGCCCCTTTTTACTTGTGTAAAATTTATATTGTGGTATTATTGCAGTATCCGGGTATATCCGGTTTATTAGACTGTCCCGGCAGACGCATATAAGACTAATAGACTTAACTCTATATGGAGAAATTCAAATGGCATTTACCACATTCAGCGGCCCAGTCCGTTCAATCGCAGGCTTTGTAGAACCAGTAACATACATCTTTGCTACAGACGTAGTAGCAGGTGAAGTTAAAATCGAAGCAGGCGCTAACGTAGTTATTCTTTCACCAGCAGATGGCGGTCCAGCAACTGAAGCTGCTTTAGTACTTCCAGAAGTAACCAGCGGTGCATTTAGTTTAACAGATCAACCAGCAGATGCTAATTACAATGGTATCAAAGGCTCAGTATTAAACTACGGCGCAGTTCCTCACGTATTAAAAGGCTACGGTACACAAAAAGTTAATGGTTCAACAACAGGCGTTGTTATTCCAGCTGGGTATGTTACTCAATGGGGTGGCAATGGTAACCAAGCTGCGCCTTGGGCTGCTGCTAACTCAGTACTTTCAACAGCTAAATAATTAAACTCTGGGGGCACTAAGCCCCCTTAACAAACTTAAGGAGATTAATTATGATGCAATATGACGTAAAACAAGGGCACCTAAATTCTAGTGGCTATTTTGTAAAATTTGCTACCCGCGTTAAAGGTGTATCGTTTGCAGGTAGCGCTTCTGCTGGAACTTTAGTATTATTTGATACTTCTTCAACACCTGTTTCATCAAGTGTAAATTACACACAAACTGGCACTCTTGTAACAGTAACAAAAACAGCTCATGGATTAATTACCGGTGATGTTATTGGTATTCATTTTGGAACTAATTCTGGTGTTTCAGCTACTGATGGTACATATGCTATTACTAAAACAGGTGCAGATACATTTACACTTACAGACGTTAATTCACGTAGTATTTCTAGCACTGCCGCTGTATATACTGTTGGTAAATGGATACTTACTTATGAAAGCACTGCGGGAGATCAATATACTAACGTGCCTTTTATTCCAGGTGAAGGTATAAGAGCAAATACAGGCGTATATGCTTACATGGTTAATTTAGATTCAGCACAAATAATCTATGGCTAACAAGAAAAAAGGTCCTAGCTTAGCAATCGGACGTGGTGAAAAACTACCTGTGTCTAAAGGCGCAGGACTCACTGCTAAAGGCCGCGCTAAATATAACGCAGCTACTGGGTCAAACCTCAAGGCTCCTCAACCACAAGGTGGCGCTCGTAAGAACTCCTTTTGTGCTAGGATGTCAGGTATGCCCGGTCCTATGAAAGATGAAAAAGGTAGACCTACTAGGAAAGCCGCATCACTAAAAAGGTGGAATTGTAAATGAGTACAGAACGCGAATTAGCAGAACACGGAGTAGAAATTAAACATATTCAAACAGATGTAGACACACTCATGGAAGACATGACAGAATTGAAAAAAAGACTAGACGCTATTGAATCTGCTCTTAACGAAATCAAAGGTGGATGGAAAGTATTTATTTTTATTGCAGGTGTTGCATCTGGAATTGTAAGTTGGATAGTTACTCATTGGTTAAAATAAATCATGTTAAATAAAATATTAAATATTTTTAATAAGGAAAAAATTATGGATGACGTAAAAGTAGATCAAGAAGTTATTGCTGAAGAAGTTATTGCTGAAGAAGTTGAAGTAAAAGAAGTTAAAAAAGAAAAAGCCAAAAAAGAAGATAAGTCTTCTTGGTTTATGAATACAGATGCCGAGTAAATCTAAAGCTCAACGTAATCTGATGGCTGCTGCGGCTCACAACCCAGCATTTGCTAAGAAAGTAGGTGTTCCTGTAAGTGTCGCTCAGGAATTTAACAAAGCGGACAAAGGTAAAAAATTTGGGAGTGGCGGTATGGCTAAATCAGATATGAAAGAAGATACAAAAATGGACAAGGCTCAAGACAAAGCCATGATCAAAAAAGCATTCAAGCAACACGATGCACAAGAACATAAAGGCGACAAAGGCACTTCATTGAAACTTAAAAAAGGTGGCGTCGCTAAAACAGTTACTAAGGAGATGGAATATGACTATAAAACAGGTAAAAAATCTTTTGCTGGTACAACTGCCCAAAAAGATGCTCACGCTGAAAAAGAAGGTAAAATCGTTGCTAAACATTTAGCTTACGACAAATCTAAAGGCATGAAAAAAGGTGGTATGTGTGGTGGGGGCATGACTAAAAAATATGCTTCAGGCGGTAAGGTAGCACAATTAGCGAAATCTAATGGTATTGCTAAACAAGGTAAAACTAAAGGCAAGATTTGTTAAGGAGAATATTATGCCAGTATTAAAAATTTTTGGTAAAAGAATTGGTGGACCTGAAGAAGAGGATTTTAAAAAACGTATTTCTTCTGATGATAAAATTGGTCCTAATTTAAGAGTTCCAGGCCGTATGGCTCGTCAAGATTTTAGTGAAATGACTTCTAAAGGCCCTAATATGGGCAAAGTCAATAAAGTGACTAAGAAAGAAGTTTCAGTAGAAGGTAATCTTGGAAGTGTTGATAGATCTAATCCTGATGTTATTGGCCCTAATATGGGTCAAGTAATTACAGCACCAAATGATATTGCACCTAATTTTACCCCAATACAAAACACAGCAGCTCCAGAAATGGACCTACAAGAAAAAGCTCGTAAATCTATGGGTTTCAAAAAAGGTGGCAAAGTTAAAGCTAAAACTAAATGTATGGCTTCAGGCGGTAAGGTATCTCAACTAGCTAAAGCTAATGGCTGTGCAGTTAGAGGCAAATCAAGAGGAAGGATTGTTTAATCATGGCTAAAAAATTTGAAGATTTAACACCTGGTGAAAAACTAGAAAAAATTACGGGAACAAAAAATGTTCAGCTTCCTCCATACGATCCTTCTAACCCACATACT